GCATAACACTCGGTCTTCTGTCGTCCATGTTGTCATTTGCTCTCTCCATTTCCAAAGGTTGTTCCAATTGAACAGGTTTAACGGCGGACACTTCCACACCACTTTCTATCTCCTCAATGTAATCTTCTAATAACTGAATGTACTGCTTTTGTTTCTCTAGTTCGTCAATACATCCTCTTGCTAAATCAAATACTCTCTGTGTTACATCATCCATCAAGTTTATTTCCGTATGAAAAAAGTAACGATTTCTTAATTAGAAATGCTTTTTTACTTGCGCTGTCTCCGGTTCCAATAAATTCACGATATTGTAACTTATTTATTAAAATACACTCAACAATTTTCATTGGTTTAATTGAGATCATTTTATGATCATCATAGAATACCCAAAAATCAGCTTGTGTAGTTAATAATGCTGACGGCTTATTAAACATTTCAATCTCTACCACAATATTTCCAGTGTCGTTACTCATCGGATCGTATTTTACTTCCACGCTTTTCTTTAATTCTGGAATCCAAATATCATAGCCTTTGTAAGCATGAATAAGACTTGCACTTGGATATTTCTTACGAAGTTGTTTCAGAACTAATTCTTCTACTTTTAAACCTCGTTGTAAATCCTCTTTAAAAGTTAAAGCATCCATGAAATCATTCCTGATATGTAAAAGAAAACTGCCACTGCTTCAACAATCAATAACGGATTGTCCCGTTGCTTCCATCCCGCCCAAGCCCACATCGCACTGCCAATAGCACTGAGAATAATGTTTAGCGGATAGATATTAAAACTTGTTAGTGCAATACCGATTAAGCATAGACAAGTAGCAAGCCATTTAAAGAGTAACATCGTTACGCCATTTATCCACTGTCAGGTCCAAAGCAGTGCCGTCAAGCCATTCCCATGTCACCATCTTGTTATCGCATAATACGACAACCGGCGCATACGCCATCGGCGGTACATCCCATGCTGCATTACGTAGCCACAGATAGCGTTCAGCGTTGTTGAACATCTCCTTGTTGTCCTGAATGCGACTAAAGACATCTTTGTTCAGTTCACGCAAGCGCTCAATCTCATTGCATAGATCGGTGATGATCTTACGGGTAACAACATAGTCATCATGCTTTGCGTACTTCAGTGCTTTTTCTAGTAAATCATCCTTCATGATTAGCCGTCTCCCACTGTGCTGTTATATTCAGGTCTTTCCCCTTGTCAAAACAACTGAATAGAAATATTAACTGATTCATTTCTTCCGTATCTAAATATATCTTTACTCCGTTTTTATAAACAACAACTCGATTGTGAATAAAATCAATATCATCGCTGTTTAACAACATACCAATAATCTTTAATGAGGTATTCATATCGTCTCCTTAATTTCTAACATTCTGCCTGTTGATGGATTGTATAGTAAATCACCAGCACCGCCAGTGTAGCCACTAAAGCGATTCTTTAAAACCCTAACGTGAGTAGTGTTTCTTTCAATCATGTCAGTAGCCTGTCCATTACGCTCTAGCCCGATCACGATGTCAGATAACTGTGCTATCGATCCAGAGCCACGCAACTGAGCCAGCGATGTTGATGCACCTTCCTCGTGACCTTTGCTTTCAGGACGTTTCAGGTGCGACACACATAACAGACTAATCCCTGTTTCTTGGACCAACATCCGCAAGCGTGTCATAATCGCATCCAAAGCCTTTCGTTCATCGCCCACGTCACCGCCGCTAACAATAATACTAATGTGATCCAAGACCACGTAGCCACAGTTAAGTCCTTTTGCCATGTAACGGACACGATTAACAATGTTGTCAAGACTACTACTTCCAAAATGATCAAACAGATAAAGGCGGTTAGTGCCAAGTGTTCTATCAAAGGCATCTTTTAACTCCTCCGGTGATACATCAACATCGGGTAAATGAATCGGTTTGTTCGCCGCTAGGGACATCAGCGATCTAGCCGTCTTCCGCACACCTTCCTCCAAGAACATCATCCCGATATTGTCTTCGGTCTTAGATAGGATATGCCATACGATCTCACGCAAGAACTGTGATTTGCCTAAGCCTGATCCCGCCGTAATCATCACTAACTCGCCCTTACGAATGCCGTAGGTGAGTTTGTTCAATGCTTCATAGGGATAATCTACTTCTGCTTTGTCAATCGGCTTAGACACCATCTCCCACAGCGTAGCTCCTTGGATGATGCCATCAGGCACGTACTGCTCTGCTCTCCACCAATCGTCAACGAACTCCTTATCCGCCTTGATCTTGAGATAATCCGAGGAATCCTTGAGTCCTGTTCGCATCTTCATCATCTTGACTTTACCACCGAATAACTCAGCAACAGACTGCATTGCTTTCTGTCCGGCTTCGTCGCCATCGAATGACAAGACAATATTCTCGAATGAATCGATGTATTCGTATTGTGCCTTGCAGTCCTTTAAAGCAGCCGATGCTCCATTACGGATCGATATCACCGGATACTTAGCGCCCATCATCTGAAACGCTGATAGTGCGTCTAATTCACCCTCGCATATCGTTAAGAAGCGACCGCCTTTAGGGAAACAGTTTTGACCGAATAGCATCGTAGAGCTAAACTCACCAGCAATCGAGAATGCTTTAGAGCTAACGAGCCTGATTTTAATAGCAGATAACACACCATCGTTATCAAAGTAAGGGTAATAATGCTTGTTAACATCTTGTTTTACTCCATATTTTAGGCAAACAGCCGAAGAAATATTACGATCACTGATAGCACCAGCAGTAGCATTGTCATAAAAGTCTAAGTCCTTATTCATTGGTTTAATTTCTCTCTTAGTAATAACTCCATCGCCGTCGGTGTAAGTAAGACATACATGGCAATAAGTATGACCATCGTCGTGCAAAGCATTACCATCCGATGACCCACAATTAGGGCAAGCGATGTGCTTTAGGAATTTATTTGTTCTTTGTTTTGTTAGCATTTGTCTTTGGTTTTAAGAAATTAGTTTGCACTGTGTGATTCTCCATTAGCTGATTCGATAGGTTTTCTAGTTCCTGAGCATAGCCCTGCACAGTATCCTTAATAAACCAAAATGTGCCACTGGTTTGATTCTCCGATTCTGCCTCCGCTAGTGTTGCCAGCATTTCAGTAAAACATTCAATCTTGCCCTGAATGGCATCAATCTTACAACTAAAATCATAGTAATCCATCTTGTTTCTCCTTTGCTTGTTTAACAATGTATTCCGCCTCTAATCTCCATATTGCCATTCTAGGGTCCTCTTCCTTATATTCACAGTCCCCATATGCACGAGTCCCACTGATCCGATTTGCTTCTGTAATGCGCCCTACTAAATCACTTGGTTTCATCATCTTCTCCTTATGTATCGTATTTGTTACAATAACCCTACTTAATGTATCGTTTATGTTACATTACTTCACATCAACCACACCCTGCATTCTAACCCTATGCGGGTAATCCTTCTCAATCCAGAAACAACGATATATGCCGTTCTTAACACTTAACCAAGCCTCATATCGCTGATAAGTGCCTGAGTAATCAATGCAATCATGATGCTCAAAATGCACCTGATTAGCAACCCAACCACATAAACAACCCAACGCAAACACCCCAATGAAAATAAGGTCTTTCATAAATTTCTCTTAATCATCCAGTCTAACGCATCGTGCAAGATACTAAATCTAGGTGATTGTTCTGTTTTATTCTTCCATTGGAATACCATTTTGTCAGCGACATCCCAAGTATTTTTATCATGGTTCCACTTTGCTGATCTTTCGCTATCGGTAATTAATTCCATACCCATCTTATTCATCGCTATCCTCCGCCACAGCACGTTGTACTAATCGATTGACCTTATCGGCAATAGCGATATCCAAATCAGTCATAACTGCCTCGTATCCGTAATCCCCGATTAGGTCGACAAAGTCCATCATGATGAAATGATACCTTGCTTCTTCGTTGTGATTCATGCTTTACCTCCCCATTGTTGAGCCATTGCGTCGGCAATTCCCTGGAATGTCCTATTCCGGATTCTTTCTCGTTCTTTAGGATTTTTCTTAAACGCTTCATAAAACCATTTCGGTTGTCGTTTCATTTTTCCAGTTTTACCATCTTTCCATTCAAAAAATTCACCTTTACCTACAATTTTCGTTGGCACTAATTTTGGTAAATCTTTAAGCCATAAACAAGTGGATTTTTGAGCCTCGTCGCCATATTGCCACGGCTGAATAATTTGATCTGGCTTACGATAGCGATTAGACATGATACCTATTGGATTCTCTATTGCGTATTTTGGAATATTACACTCTACTAACTGCATAAAAAAATCTATACCTTGTTGTTGTCGTCCGTCTGCAATCTTCTTGGCAAAATGAGCAGCACCAGAAACTGCAAGATGGGTGCATGGTGGGTGAGCAATCATCAAATCCCAACCATCATTGATGATATCAAAAATATCCCCTTGATGATGTTTTCCGGGCTTTTCTGTGGGTTCTAAATCACAAGACCAAGCATCATGACCTAGTTTTACAAACGCATCCCGGACTGTTCCGCTAAATTCACACGCAATTAATACTTTCATTAAATCTTCCTCCTAGTAGTTTCGACAATATCACACATTACTAACAAATACAACGACATAAATACAACAGAAAACTATTGACAAAATAATCATTTTATGCTACCCTCACTTTACAGTATTACGTTATAGGAATACATCGTATAGATACTATGTATATAACATAAGCATATACTAAGTTGTATTACGTTATAGGTCTTCATTGTTTATATAGGCTTGATAGTCCCCGTATTCGTCAAATATTTCATCGGTCAATGCCGTATCTGCCTCATGTAATAGGTCTTTACGATCTATTGTAGGGATTAATACATCAAGTCCGGTATAGCACTCTTGGCACATATCCAAATAAGCGCCATTTAAAGTCTTTCGAGTGCTTTCGTAATCGTTAAGCATTTTGTCGCAAATAGTACAATGCATAAAACCCTCTCTATTCGATTAAAACATAGTAGATGATACCGAGGTATTACCTACCCCATAAAAACCCCGTATAGCCCCGTTTAACGAGTCCTAGAGCTATCCATGAGTATAACATAGTGCTACATTTACAGCATGGTACAAAACATAGGCTAAAATTAGGTATGTCATGCACCAAAATAGTGCAGTTTTCATAATTCCTTTTCTACTGGTTCATAGTGTTTTTGTGCAAGTATCTCCATGTAATCAGAATACCAGCAGTCATATTCATTAACCCCGTACATTAAACTAAAATCGGGGTCATCAAGCCGCATTGACATAAATTTTAGGTAATAGTCAAATCTATCCATTTTTAAACCCCTATTAAATTCACAATCAGCTAAACCGTATTTTTCAATTTCCTGTAATAGACTCATAATAAACCCCGTTTTTTTAAGACTAACCAATGCAGCAAAATTACACTTTTCGGCATATGCTTACTAGGGTTTGTCAACGATAATTTAATCCATTCGCTGGATTGTTCCATTAAACAATTGTAAACTGTAGATTTTTTCATATTAATAAACCCTTTTCATAAATAGAAAACAATAACATAAACAGCAGTTAAACAAGTGTATAAGCAAACCCCGGTTAATAGCAATGATTTAAGCATGGTTTAAACCCTCTGCAATATCTGAGCCGGATATTCTCTTAATCCATCCTGAGCCGGTCCAATATTGATTATTATATGATCTCTCAATATCGATACGGTTTTCACCCCAACTAATTAAAATCATACTAGCATTCTGTTTAATGCCTTCGCTTACTTGTTTTTTAATTTGTACAATGCTCGGTTTTCTACCGGTAAAATCGTATTC